CCGGGTGGTGGCGCGGGGCCGATGGCGCAGGGTCGGATTTCGGGTGAGGTTGAACGGAATGTGATGAATGCGCTGATGGCGCTGGGCCCGATGATGGGCGGGATGCCGCGGGCGGCGAATGCGATGGGTATGGTCGGTCGTCGGCCGGGGCCGGGCGATTGGAGGAGTAATCCGCCGCCTGGCGCGGATCCGGCTCGGTGGAGTGAGATTGTTCGGCAGATTGAACAGGCGTATCCGATGACGGCGCCGCGGCAGGTGCCGCGCGCGGTGGTGCGGGACTGACGATATGGCTGACGGTAAGAATTTTTTGGCGCCGCCGTCGGTAAACGCACTGGCTAGGGCGGCGCTTGACCCGTTGCAGCGCGCGTATGGGGCGTACCAGCAGTATGTGGGGCAGCCGTTCCAGCAGGCCGTGCGCGGCGGCGTGCGAGGATATTTTGGCTTGCCGCTGATGTCCGATGCGTCGGCGCTGGGCCGCGAGGCGTACCGCCAGGGCGAGGCACTGGGATTTACACCCGGCGTTGGCATGCCCGCTGGCGCGGTGCGCGTAGCCGCCGAAAGTGCGCAGGCGTTGCCGTCAATTGCTGGCGAAATAGGGCGCGTAATCGGAGGAATGCCTAGTCGCGCTGCGGCGCGGCAGGCTCAGGATTTTGCTGCGTATCAGCGGTCAATTCCGCCCAAAGACATCAGCCCGCTGACGGCATTTCACGGGACTCCGCATACGTTTCCTGCCGAAGAAGGCGCGCCGTTGGGACGGTTTCGGTCGGAGAAGATTGGCAGCGGCGAAGGCGCGCAGGCGTATGGCTACGGGATGTATTTTGCCGAGTCTCCTGGCACCGCTGGTTATTACAAAGAAGTGCTGTCAGAAAAAATGTCAGGAACCGGAATAACTAAAATTAATAATTCTCCCCAAATTGGCGATCCAGAATATGGCGATATTCTTGCGCTAGACATGGATGATGCGCCTGCAAAAACATTAGTTGGCAAAGAGGCAATAAATTACTTGCAAAATTATTTGCAAAGATTTCTTAAATACGACAATAAAGAAGCAAAACTTGCTCTTGACTGGCTGGAAATTGCCAAACGTGAAAACTGGTCTGTAGAGTTGCCGGGTAAAGACGCAAAGAAAATTGAGGGATCGCTTTATAAAGTAGACATCCCAGATGCTATGGTTGACAAGATGCTGGATTGGGATAAGCCGTTGAGCCAGCAGCCTGAAATTTATCGCAAAGTTTTGGAAGATAAAAAGTGGCGCAAAAGACTTGAATTTAGAACCGATCAACAAGTCGGTGAGTTAACGGGCGCCGAACTTTATGGCATGGGGCATGACCAAATAAAAAATTTGGGCATTCCCGGCATCCGCTATCTAGATCGCAGTTCTCGCACTGCAGGCGAGGGCACTCGCAACATCGTTGTCTTCCCTGGGGAAGAACAAAACGTCAAAATTTTGAGCCGCGACTAACGGCAGGCGTATGTTTAGCCCGCGCCGATAAACCCCGGTAAATTCGATATAAATGCAGAAGCCGATATACACCGCGACCGAGGAGCAGGCGCTGATGACGCGCCTGTGGGAACCGCGTATTCGGGACGACCCCGAAGCGTTTGTGTTGCTGGCGTTTCCGTGGGGGCAGCCGAACACGCCGCTGGCGGCGTTCGACGGGCCACGGAAGTGGCAGCGTCGGGTGCTGCGGATGATGAGGGATCACATCGGGGCGAACCGTGGGCAGGTGGAAATGGACACCCTGCGGGCGGCGGTGTCAAGCGGACGCGGGATCGGGAAGTCGGCGCTGGTGAGCTGGCTGATTCTGTGGATGCTCTCGACGCGGATCGGCAGCACGGTGATGGTCAGCGCAAACAGCGAGGCGCAGTTGCGCGGCGTGACGTGGGGTGAGTTGACAAAATGGTCAGCGATGCTGATCAATTCCCACTGGTGGGAAATCAGTGCGACGAAGCTCATGCCGGCGCAGTGGCTGACGCAGATTGTCGAGCGCGATCTGAAGAAAGGCACACGGTATTGGGCGGCCGAGGGCCGGCTGTGGAGCGAGGAGAACCCGGACGCTTACGCGGGCACACACAACATGGACGGGATGATGCTGGTGTTCGACGAAGCGTCGGGCATTCCGGATCCGATCTGGGCGGTGGGCGCAGGGTTTTTCACGGAGAACATCCTGGACAGGTACTGGTTGGCGTTCTCTAACCCGCGTCGCAATGAGGGGTATTTTTTCGAGTGTTTCCACGCCAAGCGGGATTTCTGGAAGAACATCCAGATCGACGCCCGCAGCGTTGAAGGCACCGACCAGCGGGTGTACCAGCAGATCATCGATGAGTACGGCGAGGACTCCCGCGAGGCCCGCGTCGAGGTGTACGGGGAGTTCCCCGCTGCCGGCGAAGACCAGTTCATCGCGCCGCGCTTGGTGGACGACGCCGTAAAGCGGCCGGCGTACAAGGATCCGACCGCACCGATTGTGCTGGGCGTGGACCCCGCGCGCAGTGGCGCAGACGCGACCGTGATCGTGGCCCGTCAGGGGCGTGATCTGGTGGCGATTCGGCGGTATCGAGGCGATGACACGATGACCGTGGTGGGGCACGTGATCGACGCCATCGAGGAGTTTCAGCCCGCGCTGACGGTAATTGACGAGGGCGGGCTGGGATACGGGATTCTGGACCGCCTGACGGAGCAGCGTTTCAAGGTGAGGGGCGTGAATTTCGGCTGGAAAGCCAAGGCCAGCGTAATGTGGGGCAACAAGCGCGCCGAACTGTGGGGCGCAATGCGCGACTGGCTGAAATCGGCGCACGTACCGGCTGACCGGCAGTTGAAAGCCGACCTGACGGGGCCGAAAACGAAGCCCGACAGCAGCGGAACGGTGTACCTGGAGTCCAAAAAGGACATGAAATCGCGCGGCCTGGCGTCGCCGGACGCTGCCGACGCGTTAGCATGCACGTTTGCTTTCCCTTTGGCCCACAGGGAGTACAATGCCAAGGAGCAGCGCCGCTTGATCAGTGATCGCGGCGTGGTTTCGGCGGGTTGGATGGCTCACTGAGGGCCTCCGGGAGCGGTGATGGCAAAGAAATCCGTGTCTCTGAGCGTCGGCCGGGGCGAAAAACTGCCCACCGAGCGCGGCGCGGGCCTGACGGCCAAGGGGCGCGAGCGCTATAACCGCGAAACGGGGTCGAATCTCAAGGCGCCTGCGCCGAGTCCGAAGACTGAGGCGGACGCCGCGCGTAAAAAGTCGTTCTGCTCAAGAATGTCTGGCGTGGCCGCGAAAGCCAAGGACGGCGAGCGGGCCAAAGCCGCCATGAAACGCTGGAAGTGCTGATCATGCCCCAGAAAAAACCCGGCGATCCCGGCCTGTACGCCAACATCCACGCCAAACGCGAGCGCATCGCTGCCGGCAGCGGCGAAAAGATGCGCAAACCGGGCTCGGCGGGTGCGCCGACGGCCAAGGCGTTCAAAGAGTCGGCCAAGACGGCAAAGAAGGGGAAATGACATGCCTCTGGTGAAATCAGCGTCCAAAGAAGCGTTTCGCAAGAACGTGAAGGCTGAAATGCAGGCTGGCAAGCCCCAGAAACAGGCTGTCGCCATCGCGTACAGTGTCAAACGCGAGGCGCAAAAGCCCGCGTCTGCAAAGAAGAAGTAATGGCCTCGTACAACCGCACCTCCGACCCCACCGGCATTGCCGGGGCCCGCGTGGCTGCTGCTGGCGGCAAACAGGACGCGGATTTTCTGGCCGAGATGCGTCAGCGCATGACAATGGCGCAGGCTGCGGTGTCGAATTCCCGGCAGAACGAGCTGGACGATCTGAAGTTCTATGCCGGCAGTTCCGACAATTCGTGGCAATGGCCGCAGGATGTGCTGGCCACCCGCGGCAGCGTGCAGGGCCAGACGATCAATGCCAGGCCGTGTTTGACGATCAACAAGCTGCCGCAGCACGTCAAGTCGGTCACCAACGACCAGCGCCAGAACCGCCCCAGCGGCAAGGTCATTCCTGCTGACGACAAGGCCGATCCGGAAGTCGCGGAGATTTTTGACGGCATTGTTCGGCACATCGAGTACATGTCCGACGCGGACGTCGCCTACGACACCGCCTGCGAGAACCAGGTGACGTTTGGCGAGGGTTACATCCGCATCCTGACGGAGTATTGCGACCCCGACACGTTCGACCAAGACATCCGCATCGGGCGCATTCGCAACTCGTTTAGCGTGTACATGGACCCGCTGATCCAGGATCCGTGCGGTGCTGATGCGCAGTTCTGCTTCATCACGCAAGACCTGACGAAGAAAGAGTACGAACGCCTGTACCCCAAGGCCGCGCCGGTTTCGACGCTGCTGTCGTACAGCGTGGGCGACTCAACGTCGGGGTACTGGCTGAACGAAAACATGGTGCGGATCGCGGAGTACTTCTACATCGAGAAGGAACTCAAGACGCTGCACCTGTACCCGGGCGGCATGACGGCGTTTGAAGACTCGCCAGAGGACCAGCAGATGCGCGCGATGGGCCTGATGCCCATGCGCAGCCGGCAGGCCGAGCAGCAGCGCGTGAAGTGGTGCAAGACCAACGGGTACGAGATCCTCGAGGAGCGCGACTGGGCCGGCAAGTGGATCCCGGTGGTGCGCGTGATCGGCAACGAGTTTGAGGTGGACGGCGAGATCCATATCAGCGGCTTGGTGCGCAACGCCAAGGACGCCCAGCGGATGTACAACTACTGGGTGTCGCAAGAAGCCGAGATGCTGGCGCTGGCGCCTAAAGCCCCGTTTATCGGGTACGGCGGCCAGTTTGAGGGCTACGAGCACCAGTGGAAGACCGCCAACACGACCAACTGGCCGTATCTGGAGGTGAACCCTGACGCTACTGACGGCGCCGGCACCTCGTTCCCGCTGCCGCAGCGTGCGCAGCCGCCGATGGCCCAGCAGGGTCTGATCGCCGCCAAGATGGGCGCTTCGGACGATCTGAAGGCCACCACGGGGCAGTACGACAGCAGCCTGGGCGCGACGAGCAACGAGCGCAGCGGCCGAGCCATTCTGGCCCGCGAGAAGCAGTCCGACACAGGCACGTACCACTACGTGGACAACCTGGCCCGTGCGGTGCGCTACGTCACGCGGCAGATCGTGGACCTGATCCCGAAGATCTACGACACGCAGCGCATCGCCCGCATTATCGGCGTGGACGGCCAGACCAAGATGGCGCGTCTGGACCCGATGCAGCCCGAGCCGGTGCGCGAGGTCAAAGACCAGTCGGGCGTGG